CCAGCAAGGATTGCAAACTCTGGTCGGATGTCAGCAACAATTGCCAACAGGACAGTTATACCGGAAGCAGCCACAGCTCTTAAATATGACTTAATTGCTGCCTTGTGTTTGTTTGATAGTTTCATGCGTTGCCTCCTAGTAGTGGGATGTTAAAAAACTCTCCTGTTTGTTTTGGATGGAATGAAATATGGACATGAGCGGTATGCGGTGATGCACCCTTATATTTACGCCATCGCCAGTTTAATAGTTTGCTGGCAATATGATGATTGTGAATCACATATTTGATCCGCTTATCTGTTTTGCCAGCAATGCGTATTTGGTCAGCAAGGTAAGCAGATATGCCTTCGGCTGCGCCAAGATTCGCTGTAATATCGATAGCACAAACCTCACCCGTTTCTAGTGGGTTATGATCCGAAACTTTAGATCTCATTTGATGCTGTGCCGAAGCAATCCAGCCGTCCGATTTTCTAGATCTATCTGGGAAAGAATCATCGATCTGTTCACGCAACTGGACTGCTGCTTTACTCAACCAAGGTTTCAATTTCAACCCATTCTAAATTTGTTTCATCCCAAATATTAAAACCTTTAGGTTTAGGAGTTGGTGCTTGCCAATCAAAGTTCTCATTTAATGACCAAGATAAATAAGGTTGAGGTGTTATAAATACATCCGCAACGGGATCATAAAAATATCCAATACCTGCGTATTGTTTGCGAATGCGGTTGTTGTAACTTGTGCGTTTGCAAGTTTGACCTCTAAAGTTTCCATACCAAGTTTCTGTATCTAATCCTTCAATAGTTTCAGTTTCATCAATACCTGTAATAACTTCGGTAACGATATTATTTTCATCTAAAAATGCGTAATGTGCCATTATGCCCAACTCACATTTCCTGTGCCAGCAGTAATTGTGGCTCTTTTGTAACCGCCACTCGCAGAACTTTCTGTTCCTGTTAAACCTGCACCGATTGTAATTGTTTTAGAATCTGGGTATCTAAGAATAACAACTCCTGAGCCGCCGTTTGGAGTTGTTCTAGTGTCTGAACCACCACCACCTGAACCACCGCCAGTATTTGCACTTCCCGAAGTTGGGCTAGTTGAAGAGTTAGCGCCGTTACCACCGCCACCCGATCCGCCAGCACCAGCAGTGCCACTTACGCCACCGCCACCGCCACCACCGCCTGCGTAGGTTACTGATGAACCAGTTATTGAAACTGCCACGCCTGCGCCACCTGCTCCACCAGATGTGTTATCACCTACACCATTACCACCCACTGCGCCAGCACCACCGCCACCGCCACCACATCCATTGCCTACAGGGAATGAACCTTTACCACCTGCGAAACCTTGATTAGCAGTTGCAGTGCCTCCTGCTTTTCCTGAAACATCATTACTTGATCCTGAACCACCACCTGAACCGCCATTTTGGCCAACGGTATCGTATGTTCCGCCGTATCCGCCACCAGTTGATGTTATGGTAGAAAATACTGAATTAGAACCATTAGTAGCGCCAGTATTGCTGTTATTTCCACCATCATTGGCAGCGCCAGCACCGCCAGCACCAATGGTAACAGTGTAATTAGTATTTAGAGATAACACTAAAGCAGTTTCTAATGAACCACCGCCGCCAGTTGCTGTAACTGTGCTCCTAAGTCCACCAGCACCGCCACCGCCGCTATGACGGCGATTTCCAGCACCTCCACCGCCAGCAATTACTAAATAATCACCAGAAAATGTTCTTGGATAATTCTGAGCAGAAATAACTCCCAGTTTAATCATTACGCAATATCTCCAACGCAAAGCCATTCATCTGTTGCAATTTTTACGCAAGTAATTGCTGAGTATTGTGCTCTAGTTTTTGGAGTTGTAGCAGTTGCTCCTGTTGAACGAATTGTAACTCCTGCTGCACCAGAAACAGTTACTTGACCTGCACCTGTTTGGGCAATGTTTATTGAAGTTCCAGTTGGAAAAGCAACTGAACTGTTTAACGGAATGGTTACTGCAATTGCTGCTGCGTTTGCATAAGTAACTAATTTGTTTCTTAAATCTGCCAAAACAAAAGTATCTGATGTAGTAGTTACAGCTCTTAAAGTAACTGATGCAAAACTGGCATCAACAGCGTTTCCAATGGTTCTAATGGCTGATGCGCCATCCTTGACAAGATCTGTGTCGCTTGGAATTGTCCAAGCAAAATTGGTGGTAGTAGTAGGCATTTTTCTCCTTTAGGCGACTATGTTTGCATTATACCAGTCAAGGGTTGCTGAAACAGTATTCCACGCCTCACCGACAGGCACAGTATTCCACCTCATTGCTACTTGACTAAAATTGACTGGCGATAGATTTATAGTCAAAAATAACTCATTAAATCGAGTGCTCCAACGCCATCCCTCAACATATCCTTCAAAGCTGCTGTTTTGGAATTGAGCTGGCAAATCGGTTACATGGATCGGCTGACCCATAAAAACTCCAAGCAAAGCATCTCTGTCAGAGTTGTCAATTTGTGGATTTGTTATTGGAAAAGTAATGGCATCGAAAGTAGGGTATGGAGCAGCTCGCAATGTAATATATCTATCCGCAACCTCTTGGGCATTGTCTGCATCATGAATTAATGAATTTATTGTTTCGGCTCTGTATCCATAATTAGCAATGGAAGTTGTATCTGTGGCAGTAACTTGAGATCCAAAATTATTACCATAGTTCAGATAAATGTCATTTCGGATATCGGCTGCTTTTATAGTAGTTCTTAATCCTTGCCCTAATGCGGCATTTGCAGAGATTTCCGTATAACCATTTGCTGTCAAATATGTTTGACGGTGGTCAGCATCGGCATAACCAATGTTACCTTGATTGTCCTCGTAGAAATAACCTAAAGCACTATTCGCAATGTTTGATGCAATGTTATATACAGTATCAGGCTCTGCTGATCTGTTCTCCATTTCAAATAACCCCGGACGATCTACTTCGCCAAGTCCGACATTTTCAGCATTTGTCCAAATTGTTGTTGCATCATAGCCAGACCAATCCTCAGCTGAGGGAACTTCATTCCAAGTATTTGTCAAAGAATAAGTTAATAAAACATACATTTGGTCGCCATCAAAATCTTGGCTTAAACTATCGTTAAAAACTTCTTTTGCTAATTTTACTAATGAACCCATTGCCAAAAGGGTATAAGAAATAACATTAAATACATTGCCAGAGCGTGCAACTTCCACAGTAATATCAGTTATATCGCCACCAAACAAATTGACATAAGATCCCAAACTGTCTTTTACTTGTAACGCTAAACTGTCATTTATATCAAATGGCAATGTTTGACCGGATAAAGCCATTAAAGTAATTTGCATATAAGAAGGATTGGCTTGAGAATAAATATCATCTCTACCAGCTTGATGAGAAATATCGCTAATTGCTATATCTGTGTAATCAACTCCGGCAATTATAAGTTTCCACTCAGGCGTCCAGACTGTCATTATCCGCCCTTAATACCTGAGTTATACAGCTGTGGAACTGATCTAGATGCGCTGTTATTTAACACCTTTGCAACTGCTCTTGCAGCACCCTCAGAATCTACCGCTTGAACTGTAATGTTATTAACAGTTGGTGTTCGGCTTTCTCTAGTGTTTGCTGGAACTGCTGGCAATGGTGCAGCCCCTAACATTCCTAATTGACTTGCACTTGGGGAAACATTTGGAATATATCCAACATCTCCTCCGGGCTTAATGATATTAACAACTCTAATTGCTTGATTTGCTAACTCTGTCAATCCGCCAATAACTTCACGAATAAAGTTAAGCAAGCCCTTTAATATATCTGCGAGTCCGCCAATTGCTTTGCCAAATGTTTCAGCACCCTTTTGGCTTTGTGCCAGTCCTGCACTTAATCCTTGATCGCCAGTCAAACCTGCAATAAACGCATTTAACGTTGGTATGCCTGTTTCATTTAAGAATCCAATAAAACTTTCAACCGCTGGAAGCAATGCAACACCCAAGGATTCTTTGGCTTCATCAAATCCTACTTTTAAGCGATCAATTTTGCCTTGAAATGTTTCAGCGTTAGCAGCTGCTGCGCCACCATAAAGATCAGATAATCTTTCTTGAACCTGAGTAAAAGATAAGGTTGATAATTCTGCTTTAGATAAACCAAGTCCCAATCTGCCTAGAGCTGTGGTGTTACCATCCTGAGCCCTACCCAAAGCATTGGCAACAGTTTCAAGTTCTAATCCTCGACCTTTGGCAATATCCAAAGATAGGTTTAACAGTTTTTGTGCTTCCTCAGTATCTTTTGTGGAAACTGCTAATCTTTGTAACGCTGGACGCAGTTGGTCATCAGCCACACCAGTTGCCAAAGATGTCTTGAGGATATAAGCCTCAGTTGCTGCAATTTGATCCTCAGTAGCCCCTGTGGCGGAGCGTAGAGCATTAGCCAACCTTAACTGAGCAGCCTCATCCTCAATGGCAGCCTTGACCCCATCAACGGCTAATTTAGTGCCATAGGCAACGGCAGCAGCAGCAGCGACTGCAAACGCAGCAGCAGCTTTTTTGCCAAATTCTGAAATCTTGCTTGAATTACTTTCGACCGCTTTGTCGGCTTCGCCTAACTTCTTTTTTAAGTCATCAACATCGGCAAGGATTGATAACTTTAATGTGCGATTACCGGTTGCCATTAGATCCATTCCTTAATGATGCGATTGAAAGCCTGTTCCCACTTATTAATCAATTCAGGCTGAATTCTGCGAAGGGTTGGATATATGAACCATCCTCGAGATCCACGACCTTGCCGTCCCGAATAACTAGGGAACTGTTTGAATTTATTTGAACCAAACTCAACGCCACCCCATAGTATTTGCGTAGTAGCACCACCTGAAAACTTTTGTCTTGCAAAACCATACCGGAACTCACCGATTTTGCTCGACTTAGAGATGCTAACGCCATCTGCGACTCTCTGCGCAACTTCGCCAGCCTTTGTTCGAGTTCTAGCTGCCTGTTTAATTTCCTCTGACGCAAAATAAGCCAGAGCAGCAGATTGAGTTCTTGCTTCCTCTGTTGCTTGGTCATCCATAAGTTTGAAAGCCTTGTAAATATCACGCAAATCGTTTTTATTGTATGCGATAGTTTCATTTGCCATACCTCGCCTCCAATACTTCAATTGCTGTATAAATATCTTCTGCTTCAATCCATTCACTCATTGGAATGTGTGTGGCAAGTGCCAACTCAACCAACAAGCGACTTACGCTCCCTACTGGGTGGCTTTTGGGTCTGCATCACCGACTTTTGAAACAATGTCTGCAACTGTATCCATCCAAGCCTCAAATGGTTTAATTGGTTTGCCAGCATTTTCTCTTTTGTTAGCATTCCACGCTAGAAACATAAGATCCCAAACACCAAGTTTTTCTTTGGCTTGAGTTATGGTAAATCCAGTTTCTTTTTCCCATTTTGCCCACTCAGGGGCTTGAGCAATATAAGTTACTTCATCCCCTGAGTTGTATGTAATTGTAAGTAATAATTTCATTTGTTTGCTCCCGTTTTATTTTTTAACTAAAGGTTTCGGTTACTGCGCCTTTAGATACTGTGAATGTGAATGATACTGTCTGAGCATCAACACCTGAACCACCTGCGGTTGGAAACTCAGGCTTTACTGGAAACACAAATTGCGCTCCGGAAGCAGCTGTAAGTGTCATACTGATATCTGTATCTGGTGCGCTTTCAGCAGCTGTCCATAGAGCCTCGCAAACTGAGTTTGCCTTGCCCCAGTCAGCCAACATGTCCAATTGGAATGTTCCTGAAATGTTTGTGGTCTTGTAAGCCTCGCCCTCCATGGTCTGATAAACCTGACGCTCATTGACCTTGGTTAGAACTGCGTTTGTCGCTTGTGCTTGAATATCTGTTCCACCTGTGAAAGATAAACCAACATCACGACCGGTAATTACGACTGTTGCCATGATTTCTCCTTATATTGTTTGCGTGTAGTAGGTAGATACTCGAACATCTGCGATTAGCAGCGTTGATGCACCAACTTGAGTAACTGTCGGTCTTTCAACCGAGCTGACAATGTATCCAACCGGAATAACTGCCAGAACACTTATGATTAATTGCTCGATATTGTCGAGCGATGCCGGATTGCTGTTATAGGCAACCGCAACTGAAATAGTAAAATTGATTTTGGCTCTTACATTGGTTTTGCTTATTGTTTCAAATTCTAAATAAGGCGAATCTGGAACAACCACCACAGCTGGTGGAATTACTGTTTCAGGCACAAATGAATAAACATTACCTGCAACGCTAGATAAAGCGGTTGCTAAAGGTGTGCGGATTTGTTGAAGGATTGTTTCGTTAGGCATTTATTGACACATGCTTTCGGTGTCCATATATGAACCAAGCAAACCAACGCACTTATTAAAAAGTGATCGACCCATTCTGAATGGTGTTGGTGAAAAATCTACTCCTTCTATTTGTCCTCCACCGGCAAGTCTTGCTTGAAAGACTTCGACTGAAACTGTATAGACGGCTGACTGAACAGCTGCGTTTCCAACATAAGTTGATGCGCCAGAAAGGGTAGC